ATCTTGATGAAGCTCTCGTCAGCCATCGCGCGTAACCACCAGTTCGAGCCATCGTCCCCTATCGGACGCCTGCCCCTGTTCGTCAACCCTGATCACACCGTGGACGTAGAGCGTGCGTCCCTGATGCCGTACCCGGTGATCGGTCGTGATACCGTCCCGGTAGCGGATCGTGACCACCCCGTCTGTACTCGCCTCCGGGCGTCCTGCCCTTATCGCCTCCTGCGCACGCAGGTAGCGAACCTGTGCCGGTACGGACGTGTGCGCGACCGTCTCGACGTCCGCGTAGTTGCCCCCGCCCTGGTGGACGGATGTGACCGTGACGATGTCTACCCGGTCGCGTAGTATGGACGCATTGTTCCTCATACGACCACCCTGTACGGCATGAGGAGCGTTTCAGGGCTGACCGGCAGGATGTTCATCGTCGTACCAATCGCTACCGACTGCCGCGTATCGAACCGGTCGGCTATCCACAGCAGCATCGCCTCACGGACGACGTCGGGAAGCTCGCCCGGCTCGTACCCCGCCTCGTAGCGCACCTCGATCTCCTCAGCGTAGGAGGCGAACGACGCACCGGATTTGAGGCGGAGCGTCGGCCTGTCGGTGTCCGCGCCGGCAACGTAGAACAGGTCCGTGTCCTCCTCAGCCTCGACGCCCTGACTGTGCAGGGTGACGCTGCCGAGCGACCGCAGCGGGGGACGGTAGAGCCGCAGCGGGAACGCCGGTGCACCGTAGCGCACCGCTACGGTCTGCACCGCGAGCGCCCGTCCCGTGTAGTGCTCCGCCCACTGGCGCGCACTCGTGATGAGCCGGTAGAGCTCCGCCGTGCCCTCGTAGTCGTCCATGCCGAGGTGACGGGCCACGTCGCTGACGGACAGCGGCTCCTCACCCGGCGGGGTCACGACCCGCACGCCGAGCAGCCGGGCACGCGATATGTTGAGATCCCATATCACGAGTGCTCCTCGATGAAGCGGTCCACCGCGCCCTCACGCCCTTTGTAGACCTCACGGTCGCCCTCGACGACGACGAACCAGCCGCCCCCCTTCGCCACCTTGTGGTAGCGGGGCCCGGTGGGCTTCACGTAGTCAGGCCCGACAGGCCTGATGCGGCCTTTTGCAGCCCAGCGGGCAGCGACGCGGTCCGGCACGCTGATCTGGTCGCCCTCGCTATGGCCGCCAAACGGTTTTGTCACGATTGCTCTCATAAAGGGAAGGTGGAGGGGTAGCTTTGGGGCTACCCCTCCGGGTCAGCCGGCGATGGTCCATCGCCTATGGTCATGGTCAGGTTATAGCGTTCGCGAAGTCCCCCTCGACGAACGAGTCGGGACGGTAGACGGTGAGCGTGATGCGCTCCTCCGCCCTGATCGTGGCCAGGTTTTTCTGGAAGTTGTCGCTGTCCTCAGTCGAGATCTGGATGTTCGACTGCTGACGGTCCCAGATGGCCGCTCCAAGCTGGAACGCACCGACGAGGAAGTCGCCGCTCGCCATCGCGCTGGTCGCCACGACGGGCAGGCCCCACATGCGCGGGCCAGCCAGGTCCTGCGGCGCGGCGAATATATACCGCTTCTCGCCGTCCTTCAGGAGCTCGATAGAGGCCCAGTTGTAGGGGTGGAACACGAATCCCGTGGGCGGGTAGTTCGCGACCTGCACCTGCGCCATCGCGAGCCGCAGCCGGTCAATGTCGGTGACGTTCGAGACGCCGAGCGCAGTGATCAGGCTCTCGTCGAACGCAGTCGCCTGCGTCATGAGCCCGTTCAGGTTCTGCCCCTGGTCGTTGCCGTAGAGGAGCTGGTCCTCCTCCTCCTGCAGGAGCAGGTACAGCATGCGACTGTTGATGTAGTCCTCTAGACCCTGCAGGTCATCGAGCACCTGGGTCGGCACCTGCACGAAATGAGCGATCGTTTTGACGCTCTCCGACTCGACGTTGATCGTGAAGGAGGTTTCCCCCTTCTTCGCGCCCAAAGCCGACTGCGGAGCCGCGCCGTCGGTGACGGCGGTCTCCTTTACGAAATAGATCGTGTTCTGCGTGGTCCTGTTCGTCGGGAGCAGGTTGCGTATCCTGAGTGACCGCACTGCTGGCCCGATGATGCCCGGCACGTAGAGCGGCTCGTAGACCGCGTTGGATGCGACTGTCACCGCCTTCGACGACCGTGGCATCCAACTCTTGAAATTGAACGTGGCGCGCCGCCCGCCCGTGCTGGCGCTGATCTCGGCCATCTTCGCGGCCTCGGCGAGGCCCCTGCCGAAGTTGACGAATTCCTCGTCATCGGACTGGCCCCTCGATTTCATTTTCGCCTCGATCTCGTCCAGCCGCTCCGATACTTTGTCGAAGCTCTCCGTAACGGATTTGTTGATGCTCTCGATGCTCCTGGCGTTGTCCTCGGACATCTTGGCGACCGCTTCTTTAAGGTCACCGACGCCCCTCTCGGCCTTTTCGCCCGACTCGATCCGAGGTTCGAGGTCCTTCACGATCCTCTCCAGGTTCTCCTGCAGCTTTTCGCGGTCGGCTCTCGTCGTGCGCTCGATCTCCTCCCGGAGCTCCTTCGCGGCCTGTGCGATAACCTCTTTAACTTCTGGCATGTATCCACCTCACGTATTCGATTTGAGTGCTCGCACGAGCTCGATCATCGCATATTCTTTGCTCAGCGGCTCACAGGTGCTTTTGACGAGACCGGACGGTTCCGTTCTCGTGTGCGGCCCGACGAGTGCTTTTCGGAGCTCGGATACGATCTGTTCGTGCGATGTTAAACTGGATTCAAGCTGCTCCGCACGCTCGTCCGTGATCTCGCGCCGGAGCACACGCTTGATGGCTTTCATTTGGTCGATGAGATGATCAATCAGGAGCGGGTCCTCGATGAGTCCCTTCACGTCAACTACGGGCGTGTTCATGTTCGCGCCCCACGTGACGGCTGAGCCCTCGTACATCCTGACCTCGGTGAGCACCACCGCGTCCTGTTCCTCGTCGCGCTTCCAGCCGATGACGTCATAGCCGAAACTGTGCTCACGCAGGATACCTTCCTCGTACTCGATGAGGGCGTCACGGCCGTAGCTGTTTCTCGATAGCTGCGACTCGAACCGGAGACCGAACCCGTCCTCCTCCAGTTTGATGAGCCTGCCGATCCGGCGGGTCATGTTGTGATCGATCAGGTGCGCGATGCGGCCTCGCCCGGCCGGACCCCACTCGGCTATCGTCTTCCGGAACGCGCCCGGGACGGTGTACTGGTTGTGGGCATCGATCTCGTAGAATGAGGAGAAGTAACCGACGACGACGCCCTGTTTGGCGTCAACGTCCTTGACCTCACAGCCCCTCGTCGGAAGCTTGACCCGGAAGCCATAGGGCGATACGGTGTGCTCTGTCATGGCCTTTCCCCGTCTGGTATAAACGCAAGAAGGCGGACACTCCCCGTTTAAAGAATGCCCGCCTCCCTTTGTGCGGTGTGCGCAACGCGCTATGATGACTGATAAGACCGCCGCCTGAAGATGGATGATGTTGGCGCATCATCCCTCTTCAGTGATAATTTACATAATTAACAACACATATCCAACATTTGTTCATCGTTTTCCATCAAACACCTATCACGAGTTTTTCTGATCTGATCGTTCCGTTATGCCCTAGCGTGAGGATGACGTAACGAGCGCCTTTGTTTTTAAGGTGCGTCGCGTCGGCGATAATCGCCCGGAGTTCGGCGTCCGTTAGCGCTTCACTCAGCGTGACGTCGTACTTGGCTCTCGGATCAGTAGTGAAACGTGGCTTTTTATCAATCATTTCGGCCTCCACAGTGTTATTCTGTATTCAGGCGTGTCCTGCACGTAGACGACCTCGCTGTTTCCCGGATCCGATTCGAGCACGTCGAACCGGACGCCCGGCACGAACCCCGCGTCGATTAGCCAGCCAGCGAGCACGAGCGCTTCCATCCGCCCTGGCAGGTTGGTGATCTGGTCCACCGTCTCCTGCGGGATCCTGAGTATCGCCTGTCTCACTGCCATCCGTCGAGGACCTCCACCTCCTGAATTTTTGCCCGTTCTTGCATTTCACCTCTGTATTTGGTCCCTTTTATGCCGCTCTCTCAAGACCTAGGCTGAGCAGTTCGTCCGCTACGGAGCCGAAGTGCATGCGCAGCCACGCCGCCGGGTCGTCCACATGATGCATCTGCCGGACCGCGATATGCCCGCCGTGGCTGCCCGCGAGCCCGCGCTCGTCTACCTGCCACAGGTTCGTGCGAGTCTTGATGTCCAGGCCTATGACATTCCTCATCTTGACCGTCTTCAGCCCCGTCAGCCTGGCTATGCGCGCGTTGAATCCGCTATCGAGGTAGCGCATTGACCCGTCGGGCCACGGTGCCCAGTTCAACTGTTCCAGCGCACGGGCGGAGACGAACCGTCCCGCGCCCGGCAGGCACTGCGCCATGTACGTGAGCGTGCCAGTCTGCGTGTCATAGAAGTGGAAGTCGCGCCCGTACAGGTGGTCGTACCCTTTCTTGAGGTAGAGCCGCGCCTGCCGTACCCAGTCCTCCGTGATGAGGTCGTCCGATCCTACGATCATGACCGCGTCCGGTGCGACGTCGCGGATGAACGACAGGCCGGCGTTCCACTTCTTCCCAAGAGGCTCGTTGGCGGCGTAGACGTAAGTCCAGCCCTCTACCCCCGCGTAGTCCTCACTCACGATCGCCACGCGAGCCGCGAACCGCTGCTTTGCGTAGTAGCGGAGGACGATCTCCTCCACCCTGCGACGCTCCGGGCATCCGGGCGTTAGCGCGGTGAGTAGGGCTATATGCATATCGAGGCCCGGCTCCTGATCCATCGGTCCATCTCGCGTTTGTGCGCGCGCCCGAACCTATCGAGCGTGCTATGATTGTGCCGCCGGTACGTGTAGAGCACGTCCGGAATGTGATGCACCCTGCCCGGCTCCGCCGCTTCGAGGACCGGGAAGAGCGACGCGAGCTCGGTGCAGTAGCGTATCCACTGCCCATCCCGCTGTAGCATGTCCGGCGTGACGTGACTGGCGAGACCGGCGCGGAACGTCTGTAGCGGCGAGCAGCGCCACGGGTGCGTACGGAACGAACGCGCCTGCAGCACCTCGTCCGGGTACGGCGCCTGTTCCCACGATCCGCCGCCTTCAAACTGGTAGCTCCCGTAGGTGACCTGCGCGCCGCGCTCGTACTCCAACCCTACGCGGCCAAGCACCATCTCATGCGGCAGGTAGTCGTCCAGTCCGAGAAGGAGTACGACCTCATCCGGCTCCGGTCTGACCGTCTGGAGGGCCAGCCATCTACAATACGCCGCGCCCATGTTCGCCTTCGTGCAGATCGGTATGATCCGCTCATCCTGCCCGGCGTAGTACTCGATCGCCTGCCGGGTGCCGTCCGCCGAGGCGTCGTCAACGACCGCCGCGCGCCAGGCTGTCACAGCCTGCTGCCGCACGGACGTGAGGCACGTGTCCACGTACCGCTCGCAGTTATAGCCGGATATGACGAACAGGTACTTCATGTGGCCTCCGGGAATTGCAGAACCTCTTGACTCAATCGCTTGGCGGCTATCTCACAGTAACGTTCATCGATCTCGATTCCGATTGCGCGGCGCTGGAGTTGCTTTGCTGCTACCAGTGTTGTGCCTGATCCCATGAACGGATCGAGGATCAGGTCACCGAGATTACTGTAGCGATTGATGATCCAATTCATT